CTGATCATCCCACCAATCATCAGATAAACTACTAAATGCTTTATAAGCTTTTTGAAATTCAGTCATTTTTGCCCCCTAAATGAAATGTTAAAATAACTACCTGCCGGGCAATCGTGGTGATAGCACACTGCCTGATAAGTATTTCTACCTCTGGCCTTTTTAATTTTAAAAGTAAAATCTGTGTTTTGTGGTACTAACTTCCAACACATATCTTTTGAATCATCTAAAATAAATTCTGCTGTACCCTCTGATCCTTGCCAATCTAAATTACGCCCTTTAATATATGCTTTTTTACCTAAATATTTATCAAAGTATGTTAGATCATATACAAAATCTTCCCATGCCCAATCACTTTCGTCATATGTGTTATATATTATTTCCATTGTAACTCCTTATTGATTGATTAAAATTAAAACTCCCAATAGCCACAAGGCTATTGGGATTGATACTAGTAAAAATAACTTAATAAATAATATTATTTGATTAAGCACTTTTTACCTCTTGATAACTCTCTGGCATACATTTAATAATGCTTTCTTTCATTCCCCCTTTTTCTATCCAGTGAGTTTGTTCTTCTGCTGGGGCAAATTCTCTATCAACGATGCTTAGTTTTCCGTCTACATCATCAAGCCAATAAACCCCATTATCGCCATTGTCGGTATCGGCACATTTATAAATACTTATGCCACAAGATAATTCACCCCCTAAAGCGTTGCAGATTATTTGCGTTAGTCGTGCTAGTGCATAGCTTGGATCTTCTGCTCCTCGCATCCCTAATTCATTGTGTACATCTAAAAAACTCTGCACACTATCTCGCCCCCCGTTCCAATGTAGATAAAGACACGGGGTATTCTCTTTTTCGTAGTGATCGCTTTTTACTGCTATTACTGCTCTATTTCCCATTTTCGTACTCCTTTGTTGTTTGTGAGATTAAACTATAACATAATGTCAGCAAATATGTCAACCATAACAACCATAACCATAACAATCATAACCATAACAGGCATAACAGGCATAACCATAACAGGCATAATGTCCATAACTTATCTTTCCTGATCTAATCAGATTAAACAGGAATCGGACCAGGTTCTGCCCTGGTCCCTGCCCTGGTCCCTGCCCTGCCCTGGTCCCTGCTTATACCGGGCAACACCGGGCAACACCGGGCAACACCGGGCAACACCGGGCAATATTAGAAAATGCTTATATAAAAAATAAAGCTTGTATGTTAGCAAATATACTGTATACTCTTAGATGTACACAATAACCAAAAGGAAAAAAAATGAGCAAAAGAAAAGAAAATTTAAATGAGTTAGCACAAAAAACCACTGACAAAATTATTGCAAAATTGGAAAGTGGATCTATGGATAACAATGAATGGTCAAAGGGATGGATTGAGCACAAAGGTTGTTATAATGTTGTTACTAATACAATCTATAAAGGTTTTAACCAATTCACTTTATCAATGCTGGATTATCCAACACCTCAATATTCAACCTTTAAAGGATGGCAATCAATAGATTGTAAAATTAAAAAAGGGCAAAAAGGGCATAAAATACAAGTCTATAGCATAAACAAAAAAGAAGATAAAAAAACTGGAAAAGAAAAAACAGTTTTATATTCTAATGTTGCTTATGTCTTTAATGCTGGACAAGTAGATGGTAAAATTCCAGAATTTGAAAGCTTTAAAAATCCTGAAAGTACAAATGATGAAATAGAAAAATTTATTTCTAATTGTGATATTAATACAATTCATAAATTTTCTAATAGTGCTTATTATAGTCCAATAACTAATTCTGTAACAATGCCCAATTTTGAGCAATTCAAAGGAAGTGTTGAATATTACTCAACATTATTCCATGAATATGGACATGCTACTGGACACAAAGATAGATTAAACAGAAAACAATCTGGTAATTTTGGCTCAAGTGATTATGCTTTTGAAGAATTGATAGCCGAATTATCAAGTGTATTCACAATGCAACATTTAGGCTATTACGATACAGCAATTAGAGATGATCATTTAAAATATTTATCTAGCTGGTTAAAAGCTTTAAAAGACGATAATACTTTTATTCTTAAAGCAATGAGCAAAGCTGTAAAAGCATCTGAATATTTAATTAATAAACAGATGAAAAAAGAAAATCAAAAAATAGCATAATCATAACCATAACCATATTAAGCCCTCTATACGAGGGCTTTTTTTTGCATAACCATAACCATAACCATAACCATAACCATAACCATAACCATAACCATAACCATAACCATAACCATATTAAAAAACGGCTTTATATAAGTAGATCTATTTATATATATCTATTCGTCAGGACTTGCCCAGGACTTGCCCTGGCCTATTCCTGCTTTGTATAAGCACAAGAAAAAAAGATTAAAAAAAGCTTGTATGTTAGCAAATATACTGTTAATATTACATTGTAATATAAATTAACAATGAGGTAAAAAAAAATGAATGATATAAATGATATAATAGTAATGCAAGAATTGATAAGAGAAAATAAAACGCTTAGAGATAAGATAGCAAGTATTGAAGATAAAGCACTTCAAATAAAAATAGCTAAAAGCACAGATATAATCAGTAGTTATAATAAAGACTGTAAAGCTTTTAATGACCTTAAAACAGACTTAAGAAAAGCCATTGAGTCATCTAGTGCTTATAATGATGTTGCAAATAGACTTGCACAAGATGGTAAACACAAGGTATTAATCACTGATAATTTTAGTATAACACCTTATATTAAAAATGAATTAGATGATATTCTTGTTACAAAATATTATAAAGATAACAATATAGACTTGCCAATTATAGAAAAAACTATTTCAAAGTTTACTATATAATATTTATTTCTTGCTAAGACCTTGCCCCTCAATTGAGGGGCTTTTTTTTATCTGCAATAAGTATATAAGAATATTCTAATGAATAGAAGGCTCAATACTCAATACCATAATATTCTAATATTTAAATAAAATAAAAAGCTGGAAAAAACTTAAAACCTTAAATAAAAGCCTAAAAACCAAGATACACATCCGTAGTTTGGTGGAAAAAATTCTAGTAATGTTTATAATGGAGGCTCATGAAAACAGAATTGATGACAACAGAGCAAATGAGGCTCGAAGTTGAAAAACTTTGGATAAAACATATTAAACTTTGTCAGGATGATTTTTTATATTTTGTGCAAGAAGTCTGGCCCGATTTTGTTTGTAGAAAATCTAAAAATCCAAAGGATTGGGGTCATCATCAAATTATTGCTAAAGAATTTACTGATATTGCTGACCAAAGAAAAGGGAGGCTCATTATCAATATGCCCCCTAGGCATACCAAATCAGAATTTGCTTCCGTTTACTACCCCGCTTGGATCATTGGCAAGTATCCAAAATTAAAAATAATGCAGGTATCACACAACACAGAACTGGCAGCAAGGTTCGGTTCTAAGGTTCGTAACATTATTGATTCCAAAGAGTACAAACAGATCTTTGGTGATGTACGATTGCGTGAGGACTCCAAAGCCAAAGGTAGATGGGAAACGAATCATGGTGGTGAATACTACGCTGCGGGTGTTGGTGCATCCATCACGGGCCGTGGTGCAGATCTCTTGATTATTGATGACCCACACACGGAACAAGATTCCATGTCCGACAGTGCGATGGAACGAGCCTATGAATGGTACACCTCGGGTCCTCGTCAGCGTCTACAACCTGGAGGCTCAATCTTAGTAGTCATGACTCGTTGGGCTGAGGACGATTTAACAGGTAGATTATTGAAGGCTCAAACTGAACCTAAAGCAGATTCATGGAAACAAGTTTCGTTTCCAGCGATTCTTGAATCAGGGAACCCGGTCTGGCCAGAATACTGGGAACTAGATGAATTAGAAAAAATTAAAGCCAGTATTCCGATACGAAACTGGTCAGCACAATACATGCAAAATCCAACTTCGGAAGAAGGTGCGATTCTTAAACGAGAATGGTGGCAACCTTGGGAGAAAGAAAACTTACCTCAATTACAACATGTCATTCAAAGTTACGATACAGCGTTCAGTAAAAAAGAGACGGCGGACTATTCTGCGATTACGACCTGGGGTGTATTTTTTCCAGAAGAAGGCGGAGCCCCGAATATTATTTTGTTGGATGCCATCAAAGGTAAGTTTGATTTTCCAGAACTCAAAGTAGTGGCACTGGATGCTAATAAATATTGGGAACCAGAAACGATTATCATTGAGCAGAAAGCCAGTGGTGAACCACTCACGCAAGAGTTTAGAAGAATGGGTATTCCCGTGGTGCCATTTACACCATCCAGGGGTAATGACAAACATACCAGAGTAAACAGTTGTGCACCCGTTTTTGAAAGTGGTGCCGTGTGGTATCCGTATGGTGAAAAATTTGCCGAAGATGTAATTGATGAATGTGCTGCGTTTCCACATGGAGCGAATGATGACTATGTAGATTCCACAACTCAAGCAATACTAAGGTACAGACAAGGGAACTTTGTTGAGCTATACTCTGATTATGTGGATCAAGAAGAACAGGTTACAAAATCTTATAATTATTATTGAGGCTAACTATGGCAGTAGAAGAAAATATTAAACCAGATGAAGTAACGGCTGATAACATGCAAGAGGTTGAGGCTCCAGAGGTAGAGGTAGAAGCAGATCCTGATGCCATGCCCATGGACCAAGGTCCAGAGATGACGGAAGAACAAAGTGAGGCTATTGAGTTTTTTCAAAACTTAGCGGAGACCATGGACGAACGAGTGTTGACCAGTCTTGCCATGGAATTAATTGCCGATTACAAAAAGGACAAAGAATCAAGAAGCGACTGGGAAAAAACTTATATCTCAGGCTTAGATTTATTAGGGTTCAAACCCAACGAAGAGTCCAGACCTTTTCTCGGTGCCAGTAGTGTCACACACCCATTGTTAGCTGAGGCAGTCACTCAGTTTCAAAGCCAGGCTTACAAAGAATTATTACCCAGCGACGGACCTGTACGAACTCAGGTGGTCGGTGATGTGGACGAGGAGAAAGAAAAACAAGCCGAGCGTGTCAAAGAGTTCATGAACTATATGATCATGGAAAAAATGGAGGAGTACACGCCTGAGTTTGACCAGTTATTATTTTATTTACCACTGGCGGGAAGTGCATTTAAAAAAGTTTATTACGACGAGATGTTAGAACGAGCAGTTAGTAAGTTCGTACCTGCCGAAGATTTGGTGGTACCTTACTATGCAACCGACTTAGCCGACTGTGAACGCATCACGCATGTGTTGAAAATGTCAGAAAACGACATTTTGAAGAAACAACGAGCTGGTTTTTATCGTGACATTGATATTTTACCGTCTCGTATGGATGAAAGTGACATTCAAGACAAGTACGATTCGTTAGAAGGCATAAGAAAAGCTGATGATGGTGATTATCAGTTCAATATTTTAGAGATGCACGTTGATTTAGATCTTGAAGAGTACGAAATGGACAGTGGTGAGAAGAATGTGAAGGTGCCGTTTGTGGTGACACTGGACGAAGGCTCTGGAGAAGTGCTTTCTATCTACCGAAATTACGATATGAAGGACGAAAAACAGCGTAAAAAGCAATATTTTGTCCATTATAAGTTTTTACCAGGACTAGGATTCTATGGTTTTGGCTTAATTCACATGATTGGTGGGTTAAGTAAGACAGCAACCGCTGCATTGCGTCAATTATTGGATGCGGGAACACTTTCTAATCTTCCAGCAGGATTCAAGAGCCGTGGTATGCGAATCAGAGACGACGATCAACCGTTTCAACCGGGTGAGTTCCGTGATGTGGATGCTCCTGGGGGAAATATTAAGGATCAATTTCAAATTTTACCGTTCAAAGAGCCATCTGGGACATTATTTCAGTTATTAGGGTTTGTGGTACAAGCTGGACAGAGATTTGCAGCAATAGCTGACATGCAAGTGGGCAATGACACACAAAATCGTAACGTGGGCACCACAGTTGCTCTCATGGAACGTGGTTCAAGGGTCATGAGTGCGATACATAAGCGACTTTACTATGGTATGCGACAAGAATTTAGGTTATTAGCCGATGTTTTTGCCACCTACTTACCACCTGTGTATCCGTATGCCGTATATGGTGGTAATCGTATGATTAAAATGATGGACTTTTCACCAGAGGTAGATGTGATACCTGTGGCTGACCCAAATATCTTTTCTATGTCACAACGAGTGACTTTAGCTCAAACGCAGTTGCAAATTGCCCAAAGTAACCCACAAATGCACAATGTCCATGAGGCATATCGTCGTGTATATGAGGCATTGGGCACTAAAAACATTGATGCGATATTAAAACCAAAACCAGACAAAAGACCAAAAGATCCAGCGATAGAAAATATGGAAGCATTACAGATGAAAGTGCCAATGGCGTTTGCCACACAGAATCATGATGCTCATGTGTTATCACATATTGCGTTTATTAGATCTCGTATGGTACAAGTCAATCCAATGGTGTATGCGTTACTACAAGCACACATTAGTGAGCACATTAGTTTGAAAGCCAGAGCTCAAGTGTTGGAAATGCTTAGTCAGAAAGACCCAGATAATGTTATGGCGTTACAACAAGAACGACCAGAGCAGTTTGAAATTATCCTGGAGTCTATGGTGGCAGACCGTGTTCAAGCCTTGACCGAAGAGTTGGTTAATGAGGAAGCGATGTCACAACAAAAAGATCCACTGGTAGCACTTAAACAACAAGAGTTGGATTTACGAGCGATGGACATGCAACGCCGAGGTGAAGAGTTTAAAGCTGAAGAAATTCGTAAGTATGTAGAGTTTGAAGAGCGTATGAACTTGGATAAGATGGAGCGTGATGATGCTAATCGTCAAGCTGGTGAGCGTATCCGTGTTGCCGATGATAAACTAGACATTGCAGCCAAAAAAGCTGAAGTTGACAGAACTAAGGTAGATAAATAATGAAGAAACTAACTAGAACAGTACCTCCTAAACGAGGACCCAACCCACAAGGTTTGAAAGGTGGTGCTGATATAGATATTTTTGGGTTTGGCAACGAAAACTTTCAATACGGTTCTGGAAAAGCATCTTATACTTTTGAAGGTAAAAAAAGTTCTATAACACCTAGTATTTCAGGTTCTGTAGTTAGGTCAAATAACAAAACTGTTAAAAAAGGTTTTGATAGAATAGGTTTAAAAGGTGATTATAAACCAAATAAAAAAACAAAGTTAAAAGGTGAAGTTTCGAGAAGTGTACATGGTGACAAAGATTATAGAGGAATGATAAGTGCACAATACAAAAATAAAAATAAAAAATTTAATGTTAGTCTTGATGAAACGGGTAGGGTGAATGTAGGTGCAGATTTTAAATTTAACAAAGGTGGCGGTGATTTTGACTCTGAAGGCAAGGGCTATGATTATAAAACTTTTGATAAGTTGGGTGGTAAAAGAGATGCAAAAGGTCATGGGTTTAGTCGTGATCCAAAAACAGGTATGTTATTGAAAGGCCGTAAACATAAAACATTTAATCTTGGTGTAAGTGTTGATGAAAATTTAGGCTATGGTCTTAAAAAGAAAGGTGATCGATATTACACCGAAAAATTAAAACGAGGAATACCTGCTGGAAAGTATAAGGATATGAGTAAGTTTTCAAAAGGTGGTTGTCCTCACCGTGAAGTAGGTGCAAAATCTGACATTCAAGGTATTAAAGATATTCAAGTTAAAGGTAAAAAATTTACAGGAAGTGTGTAATGTATGACCTAGATACTATCCTTGCGATTAAAAGATTAATTGAAAAAGAGATTGACAACACTAAGGAACATATAGTATATAATGTCAAAGATGTAGAAAATTTAGCATTTG